CGTTATGTTTTTTTATCTGCTACCGGAGGTGGTTGTAGTGGCTTTCAGTATAAATGGGATTTTTCTGATATAAAAGGTTTAGGAATTCTTGTAGACGATGTTTTAGTTATTGATGATATGGCTGAAATGTTTGTTTTAGGATGTACAATAGATTACGTAAAGGAATTAGGAGGATCATACTTAAAAGTGGTCAATCCTAACGCTACAGCATCGTGTGGTTGTGGTGAAAGTTTTGCAGTGTGACAATTACAAAAATACCATTAACAATGTTAGGAGCACAAACGGCTGATAAAGACGGTCATAGGCTTACTTATGTTGCAGCAAATAATGCTATTGAGCTTGTTCCTACTACCGACCCTGTTTTTAGTATTAGCGATGTTTCTGTTGTTACTGACAGTAGATATACAAATTTTTTATTACAGGCAGATCCGGATGGGACAGATAATCAAGTTGATGCCTCGACTAGCGCACATACTATTACAGAAAATGGTAACGTAACTTCAACTGCATTTTCACCATATCATCCAGGTGGGTATAGCGTTGAATTTAACTCAGCTGATGCTTCAGTTACGATTCCTGCAGCAACAGGTAGTGAATATAGACTAGGACCAGATACGGGTTGGACTTTAGAGTTTTGGATAAATTCAAGAGATTTTGCCGAAGCGCAGATTGTATATCTTCAAAGAAATGCACAGGTGGCACAAGGTACTATAATATCTATAGCTACTAACGGTGTTATGAGTTTCTATCAAGGAGATGCTGACAATGATAACTGGGAAGTAATACTATCTTGCGGTACTATAACTGCTGATACTTGGCACCACGTAGCAATAGTAAGAAAGGGTAGCGGTTCAAATAACTTTACATCATATCTTGCTGGCACTCAACAAAATCAAGCTACGTGGTCTGGTAGTTGTGTTAATAAACAAGTTGCTGGTTATATAGGCGGAGGTAATAGTCTTTACAACTCTGATGCTAGAGAATTTGTAGGTTTTCTGAGAGATTTTAGATATTCAGAAGAAGCTGTTTATACAAGTGGTTTTACTGCTCCTACAGAGCCTCTAACTGTTCTTGCTACCACTAAATTATTGTACTTTAACGGAGAGCCTTACATTGCTGACAAAGCAAGTGTTTATGGGGCTCCTACTGTTACTTCTAATGTTCGGACTGTAAGGGTTGGACCTTATAACCACTATCCTTATACAAAAGCAGGTTATGGTGGTTCTGTATACTTTGATGGGAACGGCGACTATATAGCTTTTCCTGATGATAATGGGTTTGAACTTGATGGTGATTTTACTATAGAACTTTGGTTTTATAAGACTGCTAGCATATCAGCCGGTGCAAATACTGCATATGGTGCTTTAATAGGAGGTAATAGTAGTCCAAACAATGGGTGGACTATTTACATAACTACCAGTAATGGCACAATATCATTTTTCCATAGTTCATTCTTATTAACTTATGCAGAAGATGTGCATAATCATAGATGGTATCATGTAGCAGTGACTCGAAGTGGTACAGATTTAAAATTATTTGTAAATGGTATTGAGAGAGACTCAGCTACCAATAGTACTACCCTCAATCAAAATCAAGGCGGCGGTGGAAGTAGAATTGGTTATGATGTAGATGCTAACGGTTATTTCCCTGGTTATATTTCTGATGTTAGAGTAGTAAAAGGTACTGCAGTTTATACTAGTGCTTTTACTCCACCTACTTCGCCACTGACTGCTGTCACAAACACTCAATTACTTACCTGTACAAATAAGAATAAGTTCTATGATGCAAGCGGTTCTTTACCGTTGTTGACAGCATATAATAACATTACCACCAGCACTTCAGAAGTTGCATATACAGGTACCTCATTATACATTCCCGGAAGATCCGATTATATAAGCCTTGATGGAAGGGAGTTTAAAGCGGGACAAGTAGTCCAACTCCCTAATGATTTTACACTGGAACTAGAGTGTAAGCTAACTTCTTCTACTATGTCATATGCCTTTGTCCTTAGATTACAAGATGATAGTGGTAACAATGATAATGCTATTATAAGGTTTGGGGATTCGGGTTACGGTTATCATTTGGCGTTTGTTATTAATAATGGTGGGGGTTCAAGTGCGGTTTACAATATTAATTTAGTCCAATCAGATTTTACTACTGATTTTAGGCACATTGCATGGACAAGAGAAAGTGGTGTAAATAGAATTTTTGTTGATGGTGTACAATATAATGTTGCTACAGGAGCAAATCCTTCAACATTCTCTTCAGCATCTTGGACAGATAGTACAAAAATAAACTTTAACGGTTCTAGCGGTATTAGGGTAGGGTATGCCAGTTATTCACCTCTTGGATACTTTCAAAATATTAGAATTACAAACGGTCTAGCAAGATATACTGCTGCCTTCACAGCTCCGACAGCAGAATTTACAGGATAATAAAGGATATATTATGGCAAAATATGAGAGAACTTCTTCTGGCAAGATAAAATACTCTGGACGTACTTTTGAAGGTTTTAATAAGCCTCGTCGTAGTGATAGAGACGGTAAAAAAGGTATGGTTCTTGCAAAAGAAGGTGAAAAAATTAAACTAATTCATTTTGGTGATTCGTCTATGGGTCACAATTATTCTCCAGAAGCTCGCAAGTCTTTCAAGGCTCGTCATGCAAAAAACATTGCAAAAGGTAAAATGAGTGCAGCTTATTGGGCAGATAAAGTATACTGGGCAGGTCCTAGTGGCTCTAAAAAATCCCCTCCAAAATCTCAAAAATATACAAGAGGCATTAAAAGGAGAGACTAATGGCAGGTATTAAACGAGTAGATTTTTCTAATATTGATGCTACAGGTGTTTCTGCAGGTCAGCAAGCAGTTTATATTGCCGCAAATTCTCGTTTTGAGTTTGTAGCCGCTGATTATGTTGCTGTAAGTGGGGGTGGTGGAGGTGCTCCATCTGCTCCTATAGTGATACAAGGGCAAACTTCTACTACTTATGGTGGTGGACAATTAGCAGCTGGAAGCCCTAATCAAGGACTAATCATGGAAAAATTACCTTTTTCCTCTGATACACCAACTACAGATATTGGAGAAATTTCTGCCCCTATTTTTGCTACTGGAACTATGTCTTCTGAAACAGATGGTTACTACGGCGGTGGGCCAACCTATAATTCTAATGCTTATGATTGGAAGTTTTATAAAAAATCGTTCGCATCTTCGAGCGGTTCTGCCAGCCTTGAAACTACCGAGTTTACTAATTCTTTACATGGATATTCTTGGGGGCTCAATGCTGATCCAGCTAATGGTTTTTGGTTTGGTAGGGGTGGAACTAATAGTGGTAAGTTTACGTACTCTTCTGACTCTTTTGCCAGCGAAGGTTGGGTATCTGCTGAACCCAATATTCAGTTGTGGGCAGCTACCGCTTCTAGTTCTACTCATGGATACAATTTTGCAGGATCTCCAGGTGTCTCCCCTTATAGCCCAAACTATGGTGCAATTAGAAAGTTTACTTTTGCAACTTCTGGAAGCTATACTTGGATAGGAGATTTATCTACAGGAAGATATACTGGCGGCGGTATACAGTCTGATACACATGGTTATGGTTATGGGGGTATGAATAGAGTGCCAGGCAATTGGAATTCAGTGGGAACCATAGAAAAATTTCCTTTTTCTTCAGACGTAGGTGGAGCACTTACCGGTAATTTGCTAGTTCCTTATGGTGCTTATACAAATGTAGGTCATTCTGGTAGTACTACACATGGATATTCTGCAGGCGGTTCAGGAAGTCCCGTAGATGGCTCAACCCCTACTTATCATGGTAAGATAGATAAATTTCCTTTTTCATCCGATAGTAACTCTACAGATGTCGGGGATTTAATAGCTGTTGCTCGTAGCACATCTGCAACATCGGTGTAGGAGAATATTATGTCAGTTAGAAATTTAGATATTGCTAGTTTAGATACTTCAGGAGCTCAGTACGGAGCTAATTTAACCTATGTAGCATCTAATGCTGCTTTTGAATGGGTTTCGGGTACGTATACGATCGCTCCCTCTTCTGAGCCGTTTCAAGGAGAGATAGCCGGTTATAACACTAATGGTAATAATCCATCCACACCACTAATTCAAAAATATTCTTTTACTTCTGATACAGGTACTACTAATATAGGACTTAGAACTGTTGCTGTATATGGATCAATTGGAACATCTGGTTCTACACATGGCTATACAGCAGGAGGTACTTCTCCAGGAACTGGTACGATAGATACGGTAGATAAGTTTTCTTTTACTTCAGACTCAAATGCTGTAGATGCGTTTGAATTAACATCAGCTAGAATTTACGGAACAGGACATGCTTCTACTAGCAATGGCTATATAACTGGGCCTGGGGGTAATCCTGCACACACTATAGATAAATTTCCGTTTTCTACAGATACTCCTGCTACAGGCATAGGATATTTACAACCACAATCTCCTTCTTACCCTAATAGAGCAGGTGTCTCAAGCGCAAATGATGGCTACTCAGTTCATGCTTTAGCAATGGATAAGTTTCCTTTTTCTTCTGACACAGATTCAACTAATATTGGAAGTATGGGTTCTCCCACAACAAGAACACATGGTACGGCCGGACAAAATTCTGATACAAATGGATATGCTTCAGGATTTTTAACTCCTCCTGCTACATATAATAATTATATTAGTAAATTTCCTTTTGCTTCAGATACTAATGCTGTTTCAAATGTCGCAGCATTAACGCAAGGACGTTCTCGAGCAACAGGTACTTCTTCTACAACCAATGGGTATACGGCTGGCGGTTGGACGCCTGGTGCTTCAAATAGAATAGATAAATTCCCCTTTGCCTCAGATTCTCCTGCTAGTACAGTAGGAAATTTGGGAACTGGAACCCAATACGCAGCTTCTCAACAAGTATAAACGGCAGGAGTATAAGCAAAAATGAAATGTAAAAAATGTGAGCACGATTGTCACTGTAATTGGGATGCGTGTGATTGTGGGTGTGATGTGTGTCATTGTGGTCGTACAATTACTGAAGATAATTATCCAAGTGAATTACAAGAAGATTAGGAGGAATCATGCGTAGAAATCAACCAAAAAAAGTTGAAGAATATATCGAAATTAGAGTATCTCAACTAAAAGATGATATGAATAAAGCACATGATGATCATGATAAAAACTGGTATAATAGACTTATACAAGAATTAAATTGGGTTAAAAATCAACATCATAATTGTTATATAGAAGAAAATATTTCTTCAGACGCTATTAGATCAAATATGAATAACTTTTAGTAAAGGAGTAAAAATGAATATTGATAAATTAAGAGAGGAAATTGCAGCAGATGAAGGTGAAGTACATGAAATATATCTCGATCATCTCGGCCTTCCTACTTTTGGCATTGGTCATCTGGTTAGGGACGACGATCCAGAACATGGATGGGAAGTCGGCACAGCCGTCAGTAATGATAGATGTGTTGAAGCCTTCAACGAAGATATCAAAACAGTCGTGTCTGACTGCTACAAACTATACCCAGACTTTGACGATTTGCCAGAAGAAGCTAAAAGAATAATCGCTAACATGATGTTCAACATGGGTCGCCCTCGTTTATCTAAATTTAAGGGAATGAAACGTGGTGTAGACGCTCGTGATTGGAACGCAGCAGCAGATGAAATGGTTGACTCGCGATGGTATCGTCAAGTAACAAATCGTGCTGAACGCTTAGTTAAACGTATGAGGTTGGTATGATCTGGTTAGAAAAGTTTTTACTAAGATTATTTAAAATAAAAGAACAACCTAAATACTTAGGAGGTAAAAATGAAGTGGATTAAAAACAGATTATTAGAAAGAACTTCTTGGGACGGAATAGTTCTTATTGTTACAGGAATAGCAATGGTTATAACTCCTGTAACTCTTATCGCTTATGGAATGATTGTTTATGGCGCATGGACTATCTGGAAGAGTGAGTAATGTTTAGACTATATGTGCTAATTTTTATTGTAGCGATACTGGGTGGTGTTGGTTATAGTGCAAAGTACTATTACGATACCACCCAAAACACTATAGCCACACTAAGAGATAATAATGCAAAACTAGAAGTCGCTGTTGATACTGCACAAACCAGTGTAGAAACATTACAAGGCGATATAGTTAAATTAGGTAAGCTAACTAAATCTTTACAACAAGATCTACAAAAAGCTGAACAATATGGAGACGAACTCAGAGCAAAACTATCGAAGTTAGATCTGGTGGTAGAAGCTCTTAAAGGTTCAAAAAGTTTAGAAGGAAAAATGAATGGTGCGACAGCAAATTTGTGGCGTGACTTCATGGGCGATACTGGTGGTAATGCTAAGCGTCCTCTTCCTAACTGGTTGCAGCCGGTTCCAGCCGGAGCCGGAAGTCAAAGTAGTAACCAAAGTGGAGAGAACTCAGATACCAACAGTAGCAGCACCGAAGCCACTAGCTCTCAGTGATACTAGAGTTTTTGTAGTTACAAAAGATAATTATGATGAATTCGTA